ATGCGTGTTTCTTAAATAAACCAAAAGTAAATATAAAAGCTCTCAAACACCGAGAAATAGGTGTGATTAGACGCCTTTCTCCAAGACCCAAATCTAAAACAAAGGATGAAATCGTACAATGGTATGACGGTTTGATTCGAAGAGCGTTGAAAAATGGTATTGATATTACTTGATATACAACATATCGTGAGTTATCGTATAAAACAATACGAGTGCTACAGTAATCCATAACTGAGTTGTCATGTATTTTCTTCCCATGTACAAAAGAAACATGTTTAAAATGACGTGCATCGGTATCGGTTTTTCATAACCATATTTAAAATGAAATCCAACCGTCGCCATACCCGATAACATAAGAGCACTGATGAAAGAGTATATAGACGGTTTATACAAAAACCACGCGATGAACAGTAAAGATACATATGAGATGAATATCGAACGTCTAAAAAGTTCCCTGAACGAATCAACTAATAAAATTTTTTCGGATTTTAACAGCCTTGATTCCCAATGTGGTCCAAGAATGAGATATGAAAAATATAAAAGTATAAATATTCTCCACATTTATATAATACCACATTTAAAAATGTGACACCAATAATGATATGCATAAACTTATACGTTTTTACGTGACACTGATATGTCCATATTTATTTTTTCAATATGATTTTTATAAAAGGAAACCAAAACCTAAGTTAGAGACTAGAGTTGTAAAAAAATAAGGAAAATGGAGAGTGTCCAAAAACTCACTCACATTGAACACGTACTCAAACGACCCGACTCATATGTGGGTCCGGTTGATTTGAGTACTGAACCCTATTGGATTCTCGATGGGAAGAAATTTGAGAAGAAGAACCTCAAGTACTCCCCAGCCCTTTTGAAAATCTTTGACGAGATCCTCGTGAATGCGATCGATCGTAACTCCCTTCATCCCAAGAATGTAACAGCCATCTCCGTTTCCATAGACAAAGAGACTGGTGCGGTGACCATTGAAAACAATGGACCGCTTGGGGGTATCGGTATCAAGTTTAACGATAAGGAGAACGTCTGGAACCCCGAACTCGTCTTTGGACATCTACTCACAAGTACCAACTATGATGACAGCCAAAAGCGGATCGTAGGTGGTCGCAATGGATATGGGGCCAAATTGACGAATATTTATTCGGGTAATTTCTCTGTGGTCATCAAGGACCACGAAACGAAGCAAACGTATACCCAAAACTGGTCCAAAAATATGTCCATTTGTGAACCTCCAAAAATCAAAAAACACGCGGGTGCTACATCATCCGTGGCCGTGACCTTCACTCCGGATTGGGGGCGTTTCAAAATGTCCAAAATGGACAACTCCATTTACAAGATCTTTCAAAAGAGAGTATGGGACGCGAACATCTGTACTTCGGCAAATTGTAAAGTGAAGTTTAATGGTGATGTTCTTCCCAAACAAAACTTCGAAGCGTACGCGAAGATGCATGGTATCGAAAATGTACATAGTGTTACGACCGACCGCTGGTCCGTGTGTATCGGTCCTTCTGAAGATGGTATGCAACAGGTATCGTTCGTAAACGGTATCTGTACTACTAAGGGTGGTACACACGTTGATCACGCTGCCTCACTCATCGCTTCTGGAATCATCGAAGAGATGACAAAGAAAATCAAATTGAAGCCCCAACAGGTTAAAAATACATTCGCCATCTTTGTGAAGGCAACTCTCGAGAACCCAACCTTCTCGAGTCAAGTCAAATCCGAGTGCACACTCAAGGCACAGGACTTTGGCTCGAAGTTTGAAATGCCCAAAACATTCGTAAAAAATGCGTTGAAGACTGGTATTTCGGACGAACTTACAGCTCTTTCGAAATTCAAAGAAATGAAAGAACTCGCAAAGACAGATGGCGGGGCTCGTAAATCAAAAATTACGGGTATTCCTAAGCTTGACGATGCGAATAAAGCTGGAACGACGCAATCTGGAAAGTGTACACTCATCGTCACGGAGGGTGATTCGGCTAAGACTCTAGCGGTCGCCGGTCTCTCTGTGGTTGGACGAGATCACTATGGCGTTTTTCCCTTGAGAGGTAAGTGTAAAAATGTTCGAGATTCATCGGTAGCACAGTTGACGTCGAATCAAGAATTTAACGATCTCAAGAAGATTCTGGGTCTTCAGCAAGGTAAAGAGTACACGAACGTGTCCGAACTTCGCTACGGACGACTCATGATCATGACAGATGCCGATAACGATGGCTCTCACATCAAAGGTCTCATCTTGAACATGATTCATTACTTTTGGCCAAGTCTTCTGAAACTAAATTTCGTCGTGAGTATGGTGACACCCATCATCAAGGCTACAAAAGGTTCGGAAACCAAATCGTTTTACACCGACTCAGCGTTTCGATCCTGGTACGGAGATGGTAAGAATGGTTGGCGTATCAAGTATTATAAGGGTCTCGGTACGTCTACGTCTGCCGAAGCTCGCGAATATTTCAAAAAGATTCAGGATCTCACCGTCAAATTCGATGTGGATACAATGACCGATGAATCGATTGTTCTCGCATTTGACAAAAAGATGGCGGATGCTCGCAAAACCTGGTTACTTGAAAGTACTTCGAAAGACGCGAATGAACTTGAAGTTTCGTATGGAAATGTAAAGCAACTCAACATTACAGATTTTGTACACAAGGATCTTGTCAATTTCAGTCTCGCAGATCTTAAGCGATCGATCGCACATGTAGCCGACGGACTCAAACCTTCTCAGCGAAAGGTTATGTACTCATGCTTTCAAAAAAATTTGAGGGATGAAATGAAAGTCGCACAATTAGCCGCGTACGTCGCCGAAAAGAGTTCGTATCATCACGGTGAAGTGTCTCTCGCTGAAACTATCGTAAAACTCGCGAACGACTACACGGGATCTAACAATATCAATCTTCTGGAGCCATGTGGACAATTTGGTACGCGGCTCATGGGTGGTAAAGACGCTTCTCAAACGAGATATATTTTCACGCGCTTGACAAACGATGCCCGTCGAATTTTTGATGCGAAAGACGATGCGATTCTCACGTACCTGGACGACGATGGTCGTTCTATCGAACCCGAATATTACATGCCCACACTTCCAATGGTTCTCGTGAATGGGACGGAAGGTATCGGCACCGGTTTCAGTTGCTATGTTCCACCTTTCAATCCAATGGATATCAAACAAAATATTATCGATCACATTTCAGGTAAATCTATGAAACGGATGAAACCGTGGTTTAGGGGGTTTAAAGGTCGCATTTTCGAAGACGATGATACCTGGGTCGCGGAAGGTGTGTGGAAAGTTCTCGGTACGACAATCAAAGTTACAGAACTTCCACCTGGTCGTTGGACTCAAGATTATAAAGAATACTTGGACACGCTCGTAGAAAAGAAAATCATCGGAAGTTTTACGAATAACAGTACCACAGAGGACGTAGATTTCGTCATTCAAGAGTACAGGGGTAAAGATATTATCAAGGATCTCAAACTTCAAAAAGTTATTCGCACGAGTAACATGCATCTATTCCACCCGACAAAGGGTATTCATAAATATAAAAATCCCGAACTTATTTTACTTGATTTCATCAGTCTTCGGTATGAGTATTACAAAAAACGAAAAACACATCTACTCGAAGTACTGCAGAAAAAATCTGAAATGTATTCCAATCGCGCTAAATTTGTGACTATGGTCATCAATGGAAGTCTTGTGGTATTTAAACGCAAAAAACAAGATTTGGAAGCGCAGATGTCTACCATATTTCCTAGAATGGATGGCGCGTATGATTATCTTTTAAACATTAAAACAGTCGATTACACCGAAGAACGCGTCGCATCTCTGCTCGAAGAATCGAAACAAGCGAAAATGGATTTGGAAATTATGAAGCATACGAGTCCTCTAGTTATGTGGGAAAATGATATTAAAAATATATAAACAATAGATAAGTATGGATTTGAAAGGTTCAAACACAGGAGCTACACTTTCCTTAAATGCCATAGGTCAACAGGATACATACCTTTTAAATAAAGACACCGAACATTCGTTCTTTAATTATGACATCAAACAACATACGAATTTTTCTAAATATCATAAACGTGTAACTGTACACAAACCAACAAGTGCGGGGCCGTCGTGGCCTTTCGGTGAGTCTGTGAAAGTTACACTAAATCCGACAAACATGGGCGATTTGTTGAGTAACATGTACGTACACATAAATTTTCCAGCCGTCGATTCCACTTCTAACATAGCGGATCAGATTGGTCGCCATATTTTTGAATCGGTAGCGATGCGTGTTGATGAACTAGAGGTGGATAAATATCATGACGACTGGGGTATCATATACGACGAATTATACTTGGATGATTCGGAAAAGTATACGAAACGTTACACATTGAACCGAAATGGTGCACAAGGAACATCTATGATAAATGATGCGGCACTTTCTCGGTACCCATCAGAATTAATGATTCCTATTCCATTCTTCTTTTCTCGAAAATATGAAAGTGATGAATATTCGACAAATTTACCGAATAGACCATATTTTCCAACGTGCGCTATTCATAAACAAAAGATTGAATTTGAGTTCAAAGTCAGGCCGATAACATTTTTCACTAATAATCCATCCACTATAACATTAGATACGTTTGATATAATTACAGAAGAGATTACAGTTTCACCCGAAGAGCGTACATTTCTCATGACAACTGAGCAAACATTCATCACTGATATAGCCAAAAAACACCCGACAGAACAGACTATTGTGGGTGACAATAATATTAAATTACAACTCGTCCCAAATATTCCCGTTAAGACGTTGAATTGGTTTTTCAGAAAAACAGTTTTCGAAGATGAAAATGAAGATGATGGCGGTGGTGCCACCATTCCCGAAAAGTATTTCGAGAATAGGTTCAACTTCACGAGCAATACTTCAAATTTTACGACGTATAATGATTTTTTCTACCCGGTTATGCAAAGTGCTAAAATTTTTGTGAATGGTCAAGATTTACCAAACATACCAACGCCACAAGCGAATTATTATAAATATGTAGTGACTAACAATTGTAGACTATCGCGTCCAGAGAAAAACATATACACGTACGCATTCTCGATGAATCCGATTAA